TAGCTATAAAACTTCTTCAAAATGAACTTTGTTTCCTGATTTGATTGACTGCACCGATTGCACTCTAATCTTGTTCTTTAATAACGTGATTACCTTTTGCTGTACTGTTTGATCTTTCAAACAATTCTTGCAGAACTTGTAGTCACCGATATTAGTTTTGATCGGTACAAAGAATTTTTGAATGTTATCGCAGGATCCATATCTGTGATCTGCTCCAGTTCTGTGAATCATCCCAGACTTGCTGAAAAATACTTTGAATCGTTTCATCTGTTTCACCTATATAATATGGTATAAAATCACATCATCTGATTTGATGATGCCTTTCAATCCTATTGCGATTATCGCAACATGCAATAGAAAAATGCATTTTGTTCGATAATTTTTGATCTTTTTTGTGTGGGTTTGGGTTTGGTGGTTTCAATCTCGCCAATCAAATCAATATGAAATCATGACCTGCATATGAGATATCATATATGGTCTGACCACTTGACCACTGCAAATTATAAGTTCGATAATGTTATAAATATAACTTATCTCTGAAAAATATACTTTTCTGATAATTGTTTCTGTATCCAAACTCTCTAATCGCTGCTTTGGTTATTATTTGAATGTCTAAATATCAAATATTTGTAGATTTGAATATCGATGGGTGGCCTTAAAAATTGACTATCGAAACGAATGAGGTCATCCCCTTCCCCTATCCGGAGAGATTTTTTATGATTGATTTTATATAAGTATGATCAATAATGAGTAAACATTAGCGGAGAGATATGCGAAAAGTAGAGCAACGGGACATTACGATTAAGCCAAAGAAAAAATCATTAGAGAATGATGCAGTAGCTTCTGTGTTATTGCAGGGAATGGCAGGAAAGTGTTCACCGAAAGAGATTGCGAAGGTATCGGGCGTATCGATCACAGCAGTGAAGGAATTCAATAAGCAGTATCAAGCAGACATTGAGAAGCAGGTACGTGCGAATTTAGGGAAGGTAGCCGTAGATGCATTGCAGAATATGGTGGACTTGGCATTTACTGCAGAGAACGAGCATGTACGGGTCGTAGCCACAAAGGATTTATTGGATCGGGCAGGATTCAAACCGAAAAGTGAAGTAGACATTAAGCAGGAAATTACACGTAGAGATCCGAAAGAAATTGAATTGGAAGCCAGAAAGAAGTTAGGGGATGAGTTAGCAGAGAAGTTGTTAGGGTTGAGTGCAAAAGTGGAGATAGAAGATGGGCAATGGACAAAAGCATAAACAGCATAAGTGCATAGAAGAAGAATGTTTGTTTTGTGAGAACAACAGGATAGGCAGAGAGATAGAAAATGAGGAGTATGTGAATGACTGGTTAGCAGAGGATGATCCGTATTGTGGTGTATATCATGCCGAATACGACAATGAATAAGCGTTAACGGAAAGCTATCTGCTGTGAAAGCAGCACATCGTGTTGATGCCGAATAATTTGATTCCACGCAAGTGGGCGCTATTGGCAATGGGGTAGTGGATCTAAACCGATAATGATTCTTGGGATGTAATCAGAAGGTGCGCTTAGTTTTTTCTTATTGTCACAGTGACACTAAGACAGTTAGCTGACATTTAATGGAGTAAGGGTATGGCAGAAAAGAAGTTTCAAGTATGTGCTACGTGTCCCACACCAACAAAATGTAGAATGATGGGCAAATGCCTAAAAACAAAAAAGTAGAGAGTCAGGGGGTAGCCAGTATTCGTAAGGATTTTAAGAGTTGTGAGACTTGTTTGTATGGATGGGTCTGCAAGCAATATGATCGGTGCTGGCAGAAGTATTGGGAAATTGTAGAGCCGATAAAGGGTAGAAATGATTCTGAATGATGAAGACTTATGGGAATTGGTAAGGTTAGGTTATTTGCCAGAGGACGTAACGATTGGCCCATCTAGTGTGGATCTGACATTAGATGGTGTGTTTTTGAGGCCGAAACCACAGAAGTATGGGCCTTCTTCATTGTACTACACGCAGAGAATGACAGAATCTCTGCACTACCAAAGGATAGAAAAGGATCGATATCTATTGAAACCAGCAGAGTTTGTACTGGCAACCACAAAGGAGAAAGTACGAATTCCGAATTATTTAGCAGCATCTGTAGCTGGTCGAAGCAGTGTAGGTAGGTTAGGTGTACAAGTGCAGAATGCTGGATTTATTGATGCAGGATTTGAAGGGCAGATTACGTTGGAACTACACAACCAGACGTTTTATTCGATTGAATTGATGGCAGGAGTACGGATTTGTCAGTTGGTGTTTTATAAGATGACCAATGAGAGCAGGAATCCGTATAGAGGAAAGTACCTGCATCAGAGTGGCCCAACCGGATCAAGATTGTATTTGGAAACCAATGCAGATTGAAGAAGTTCTCAAGCTAAAGAAAGAGTACGAGCAAGCGGCAAAGTACAATCAGTTGAGCTTGTATTGTCCGTATGAGTTTCAAAGTGCGTTTCATTCAAGTCGAGATGATTACGGAGATCTAGCCAGACAACGTTGTTTGATGGCAGGAAACAAGACAGGTAAGACGTTTTGTGGTGCAGCAGAACTTTCGTATCACTTAACGGGATTGTATCCGGATTGGTGGAATGGTTGGCGTTTTGAGAAACCAATTCAAGCGTGGGCAGCAGGACAGAGTCATTATGCAACAAGAGATATTGTTCAGACGGAATTGTTAGGGTTAGCAGGAGATCCGGAAAAATTAGGAACAGGAGCCATTCCAAAACATTTGATTGTCAACACAGAGCGAAATCCCGGTGTACCTAATGGAATTGGGATGGTGTTGGTCAAACATGTAAGTGGAGAAAACTCCCGTTTAATGTTTAAGAGTTATGATTCTGGTGCAGCTGCGTGGATGGGAGTAGCCGTAGATGTGATTTGGTTAGATGAAGAACCACCGCAGGATATTTATTCACAGTCTTTACGTGCATCACTCAAAACGGGTGGCCCTGTTTACTTAACGTTTACACCAGAACGTGGAGTGACGGGAGTAGTTCAGAACTTTTTGAATGAGCGCAAGAAAGGACAAGCACTAGTTACGGCTAGTTGGGATGATGCTCCGCATTTATCGGAAGAAGTAAAGGAAGAGATTTTAGCTGCATTGCCAATGCATGAACGGCAGATGAGATCGAAAGGCATTCCGGTATTGGGAAGCGGACAAGTGTTCCCATTATCAGAAGATTCGTTTTCCGTAGATGCTTTTGCGCTACCAGATCATTGGCCCAAACTAGCAGGAATTGATTTCGGGTTTGATCACCCAACTGCTGTTGTGTGGATTAGTTGGGATCGGGATACAGATACGGTGTATGTGTATGATATTTATTGTCAATCGGGTTCTGGAATGCTGCAACACGCAGAAGCTATACGATTGAGAGGAAACTGGATTCCGGTAGTGTGGCCCCATGATGGTTCACAACATGACAAAGGAAGTGGCATATCGTTAGCGGAACAATACCGCAAAGCTGGTGTAAATTTTGTGGGAAGTCACTTTCAGAATCCGGAAGGTGGCATCAGTGTAGAAGCAGGACTGATGGCAATGATGACAAGATTTGAAACAGGCCGACTAAAGGTATTCAGTCATTTGCAGGAATGGTTTAAAGAGTTTCGAGTCTATCATCGAAAAGAAGGCAAAGTAGTTAGAAAGCATGATGATTTGATGAGTGCAACTAGATATGCCGTACAGTCCTTACGGTATGCAACGATTAACAATTGGCGACCACGATCAGAACATGCCATAGGTTCTCTAGTGGATTCGCAACACAATCCATTTGAGTATTGGAAGTATGGCAAGTCTCCTAACACAATTGCGGAATCAGAGAGCACGTTACCAGACGGAGTCCACTACTGGCAATAGATACCTAAAGGCTTACAACACGTATTTAACAGAAAAGTATCAACCTGCTTATACAGCAGCCTATCAGTACAAACCAGTAGTTGATTCAGCGTATCGTCAGTACAAGTCTGCCTTTGATACAGCAAAAGGAGAATATGATCAGTTGTTTGCGAAAGAAAAAGCAAGTTACGAATCTGCATTGGGAGAAGCACAGAGACTGCAGGGAGTAGTTACTCAAGCCAACACCAACTATGCAAATTACAAAAAAACCAATCTAGATCCGTATGAAGCAGAGTACTCTTCAAGAGAACAAACCTATCAGACTGCAAAAAACAAAGCTTTTCAAGCAGCAGAGCAAGAATATTCTACAACTTCTCAAGCACTAGCCACTGCTTACAACACTGCATTTGATGCAGCAGCATCTGACTATGATACCAAAGAAGCTAGCTTGTGGGGAGCGTTTGATACGGCAGCAACAGAAGCAGAGAAATTAAAAAAGCCAATGGATGAAAAGTGGGCAAGAAATCAATACGTCAACAAGATTTCTGCTTATATTTCTTCAGAAGACAAAATACTTAATTTTGACAGTTATGAATACTTAGGAGATGGGCAATTCAACTACACGTATACTTCACCGTATACGGGAAACAAGTTTGAATATTTATCTAATCGTGCGCCAGACACGTATGACGCAAATGAAGGATATATGCTGCAAGCCAAAGTAGATATGTATAATTCTTATCTGGAGACTTACAATAGTGGGGATCGCTCTAGCTTGCCAGATTATGTCAGTAGAGAATGGTTACAAAGAGTAAGAAATGATATTGAAAACGGCATAAAGTCTTTACCGAAAACTCAAGCCATTGGAGAAAGAGAAAGAAGTGCTTATCAAGCAACACAGAAAGAATACAACGAGTATGTAGCAAAGAATGTAACACCAGCCAAGAATGCCTATGAATCTTTTGTAGCAACGTCTAAGCAGTCGTATGCAGATTCAGCATCAGCTACTCAGTTAAAAGCCTATCAAGATTTTGTGGCTACTTCTTCTACAGATTATGCGACCAGCAAAGCAACAGCCGCAACCACTTCAGAAGCACAAGCCGTACAAGATTACGTGTCTACCTTAAATGCTCAACGAGAAGCAGCTAGCAGTTACTACAATCAGAACGTACAACCTGCACAGAACACTTACGATCAATACATCAGCAACACGTACAATCCTGCCAAACAATCGTATGAGCAAGTAGCTAACGATACAAACTATGTGACTAGTCGAATTAGCGCACAGAAAACAAGATATGAATCAGCAGCAACAGAATTTAATCGGCTAAAAACTGTTTATGAAGGAATGCAACCTACACTAGATCAGCTTAAAACTGATTATCAAACATCAGTTGATGCATTGAGTGATCTTAGTTCTAGGATTACTGATTTGGAAAGAAGTGTCCAAATTGATTTAGATCCACGTAAATCCGCTACAAGAGTAGGTCAACGGCAATCAATACTAACTAGAGGTTCCAAACGTGCTGGAGCCGCAAGATAAAGGATACTTATGAGTTGGGTTTCTGAACAATGGAAACGTACTGAGAAAGCATTTAAGACAAACATTTCTAACACACCCTTAAGAAATGTAGACTTAGGAACAATTAATTACGACCAGTTAAAATTAAATACAGACCAAGACTTCAGTCCTTTTGTCAAAGGAGCAATTGTCGTAGCAGGTACAACGATTGGAGCAGCAGAAGGTTTTTTAATAACAGGTGGCAATCCTTACGGTGCATATGCAGGAGCAGCAGCAGGAGCAGAGGTTGCCCAGAATATAAACAAGAATGCGTTTGGGTCTAGGTATGATCCCTCTAAAGATGGTGGTGCAATTCAGAAGGCGATTACCGGAACCACCGGAGATATTCAACGAGAGACAGTGAATACTGCCAAAGGCATTCAGAATGCGACTATTGTCAACACCAGCAATCTGCAAAAAGATGCTGTTGATTTTGCGGATCGTAATAATTTAGGACGCAATGAGACACTAGAGAAATGGGCGAGTGAAATAACCGGAACAGGTGAAGAAGGAGCAAGAGAAGCAACCAAGATTGTAGAAGCCAATGCTGCTGGCATTACCTCAGAAGCTGAAAAAGGTGCGGCAATGCTGACCACTGCTGGTGAAAACACCGCAGATGCTTTTTCAGATGTTTATGATTTGTTGACAGGCAAAGCACCGGATGAAGAAGGAATGGGAGATTTGGGAGCAGATTACGGAGACGGTGCAGATCTAGAACCGTTAGATGAGACTTCAATGGATGATCCATTTAATACAATTGAAGATGGAACAGCCAAAGATGATCAGATGACAGAAGAAGAAAAAATGAAAAGAATTCGCAGATTGTTGCTCAATCGTTATGGACGGGAAGACACAATTCTAACCGGAACTGCCGATACTGCTAATCGCAGGACATATGCCTTATGAACATAGCACACGAACTAACTGCTGAATACGAAGCACTCAAAGGAGATAGAGGCAATTGGGAAACAATGTGGCAGGACATTGCCGAATTGATGATTCCCAGAAGAGCAGATTTTACAAATCGCAATCGTGCAAGTGGGGAGCAACGTAGAAGCAGGATCTATGAATCTACAGCAGTTCGTGCCGTAGTACGTGCAGCTAGTGGACTGCACAATACGTTGACCAGCAATACGGTTCCGTGGTTTGGTTTGGAAACAGAAGATCCACAAATCATGAGAGATCGAGAAACCAAACTTTGGTTAGAGGAAGCCACACGCATTACTTCCAATGTTTTTAATTCTCCACGATCTAATTTTCATAGTGCCATACACGAATACTACATTGACTTGGTTACTTTTGGGACAGGAGTCCTGTTCGTGTATTACGATGAAGAGGAAGGCGCACAATTCAGATCGTACTTCTTAGGAGATTGCTGTTTAGCAGAAGACAAGCACGGCAAGATCAATTCGGTATATCGTACTTATTTTGATACAGCACGATCCATTGTTTCCACTTTTGATAGCGTATCCGATGGAATCAAGAAAGCTGCAGAGAAAGAACCATTTCGGGTATTTGAAATCATGCATGTGGTCAAGCCACGTGACAGTAAAGGACGTACCAAGAACTCTAAGCCGTATGCATCGTATTATATAGAAAAAGAGAGCAATCATTTATTGAAGAAAGGTGGCTTTGATGAATTCCCATTTGTTTGCAGCAGATGGCATAAGAATTCACAAGAAATATACGGCAGAGGTTGTGGTACAGAAAGTTTGCCAGATGTGCGAATGATTAACGAAATGGAAAGAGTAGGATTGATTGCACTACAAAAGATGGTTGATCCACCGTTGCTTGTACCAGACGATGGATTTTTGTCTCCTGTGCGTACTACACCCGGAGGTTTAAATTATTTTAGATCTGGATTGGGGCCACAAGATCGTATCACGCCATTGCAGACAAACGGCAGAATTGATTTGTCTGAACAAAAAATAGGAATGGTACGTCAATCTATTGAACGTGCTTTTTATTTAGATCTTTTGGAACTGCCAGCAAATATAGCACCGGATGGAGACATCTTGCGTTTTAGTGCAACAGAGATTGCAGCAAGACAGAGAGATCGCTTGCAAATCTTAGGGCCAATTGTGGCTAGACAGGAATCCGAACTGTTGGGGCCATTGGTAATTCGCACATTGTCAATGCTGATTCGTAACGGACAATTGCCTCCTGCACCATCTGAGCTAATTAATTCAGATGTCAAAGTAGTGTACAGCAATCCGGTTGCAGTATCTCAACGCAGTGGAGAGCTGGCTTCTATTAATCAGCTAGTACAGTTTATGGTTCCGTTTGCTCAAATTGATCCACAAATTCTGCAGGGATTTGAATTTAATCGAATCGGAGAACTAGCTGCAGAAATCCTTAAAGTTTCCCCATCTGTCTTTAAAACACCTATGGAAAGAGAACAAGAAGCACAACAGCAGGAAGCTGAACAGCAACGTGCTATGGAAATGCAACAGGCAATGGCAATTGCTCAACAGCAAAATTTAATTGCTGAAAGCAGACGTAATGATTCACAGGCATTTTTGAATGAGGCCAAAGCATCGAAGGTATAGAAATGATTGAATATGAGACGGAGACAGACCGGAAAATAGAAGAACAAGTCCGGTTATTTTTGCAGGGTAAAAAGTTTTTTGTAATGTCCAATAAGTCGAAGTATCCGCTAGATTGGATTGTGACTGATCCGATTACGGGTGCAAAGGCATTCGCTGAATTTAAATGTAGAAAAGATGATTTTGATTTTATGAATCGACTTGGTGGCCCGTGTATTTCGGTAGAGAAATATGTAACTGCTACTCAATACGCAAAAGCCACCAATCTTCCTTTAATGTTTTTTTGGTTACTGTCTGATGCATTGTTGGTCTACATCACCAATACGTTTCCACCACACGAATTATTACCAATGCAGGATCGCAGAGAACGTAATCGGATATCACCGTGTGTGCGAATTCCATTAGATGATTGTAGAGTCTATCGATGAAAGAAAATCAGCGGCAACAATTTTACAAAGAACTATTTGAGTCCGATATTGGACAAATCGTGTTGAAGGATTTAGTGGACAGACATCGTGTACTCTATTCTTCTTTTCAGCCAGATCCACTCGCTGGAGCATTTTTAGAGGGCAGGAAAGCCGTAGTGCTGGACATTCTTAGGTTTTTGAATGTCGATTTACAATACCTACAAGATTCGATGAAGGAACGATATGACAGAAGCAGCATTAGCGATTGAGCCAGAAGTACAAGAATCTGCAGCACCAGTAGCAGAATCCAATACTTCCTTTAATCCATCAATGCTTTCGGATGATTTACGACATGAGCCATCTCTTAGAAACTTTGATGATGTCAATAAGTTAGCAAAGTCGTATGTACACTTAGTCAAGAAGTTGGGAGCAACTCCAGATTCGTTAATTCGTTTACCATCCGGTCAAGAAAATTGGGATGAGGTTTATGACAGGTTAGGTAGACCAGCCAATCCGGATGAGTATGAGATTCCCTATGACACCAATATGGAAAAGGAATTTGCCTCCGAAATACATAAATTGGGGTTATCGAAAACTCAGGGACAACAAGTATACAATTTCATTAAGAACAATGGAGAACTATCCAGCCAAATGGCAAAACAGCAATTTGAAGAATTGCAGCAAGAAAATATAAATAGATTAAAATCAGATTGGGGTTCAGATTTTCAGCGAAATGCGACCAAAGCCAGACAAGCTTTTTTGCAGTTGGCAGATGCAGAAACATTGCAGATGTTTGAACAAACTGGATTAGGAAATCATCCGGAAGTAGTTAAGATTTTCCATAAGGTTGGTGAAATCTTAGAAGAAGATGGACTACTAAATACGGATATAGGTGGCACAGGAGCAGGAGGTAGAGCGCAAGTAGAAAGCAGGTTGTCAGAAATCATGAAACCGGATAGTGGTTTCTGGGATGGAATGCATCCAGATCATGATCGTTTAGTAGCAGAAGCGTTAAAGTTACGAGAGATGTTAGTATGACTTATGAAGATCATGTAAAACTAAGAACAGAATGTTTGCGTTTGGCAAAACAAAACGCTAGTATTGCAGATATGACAAACTCACTAACGTTAGCACAAGAGTACTACGAGTGGGTTTGTGATGTAGACAAAAGACGTTTAAAACGTCAATCAGAATCTCATGCAGTTTGACAGGATTGGATAATCTTTTCTGACCCATTTAACTGCAAACCTCTTGGAACCCTACCGTTAGGACAACTCCAGACTTTAGCATGAGAATTAACCTTCTTAGCTATTTATGGAGTTGTAATGTCTTTTCAAGTTACAACCGCATTTGTTGATCAGTATAGTGCAGTTCTACAGCACCTTTCACAACAGAAAGGTTCAAGATTGCGTGGACTGTGTCGTACTGAAGTCATGCGGGGCAAACAAGCTTTTTTTGATCAAATCGGTCAACAAGTAGCATCTGTACGAACTACACGTGGTGCAGATACAATCCTCAATGATACTCCTCACTCAAGACGTTCTGTAACATTGCAGGACTACGAAGTAGCAGATCTGATTGATGATCAAGATCGACTACGAATGATTACTGATCCAACTTCTTCTTATGCTCAAGCACAAGCATTTGCATTGGGCAGAGCAATGGATGACGTAATCATTAGTGCTGCCACAGGAGTAGCATATACGGGTGCTAGTGGTACAACACAAACCTCATTGACCAACACAATTGCGGCTGGTGGTACTGGACTAACCATTGATAAATTGCGTGAAGCCAAGTTCACACTAGACAATGCTGATGTTGATCCTTCCCTACCACGAATCATTGTAGTTTCACCAAAGCAAATTCAAGATTTGTTGGAAACTGTCGAGATTCGTAGTGCTGATTTTAACACGGTTCGTGCGTTGGTAGCTGGTCAGGTAGACACCTTCTTAGGCTTCCAATTTGTAACCAGTACACGATTGGCAAAGTCTGGATCTGACCGTACTTGTTTCTGTTATGCCATCGATGGAATCTTGCTAGCAATGGCAAAAGATCTAACTGTTCGTGTAGATGAAAGACCTGACAAATCATACGCCCATCAAGTGTATGCTTGCATGAGTCTGGGTGCTACAAGAATGGAAGAAGAAAAGGTTGTTTCAATCATCTGTCAAGAATAATGAGGTACAATGGCTAGTGTTAATACTCAAAAGATGACAGATATTACTTCTGTCCCTAAAGTAATGGTCAAAGCCTCAGAAGCGCACGGCAGAAAACGTGTTTGGTATGACACGTATGAAGCTGCAGCATTAGCTTCTGGTTCTGACATTACCTTTGCTCGATTACCTAAAGGCGCAACTATCTATAACGTTAAGCTGATGTGTGATGCATTGGGTGCTGGCGTTACTTTAGATGTAGGTGATGCTGCTGACGCAGATCGCTTTATTGCCAAAGGTTCAACCACTTGGAATACTGCCAATCAAGTAGTGGATTCTAACGCCATTGCTGGTGTTGGGTACACACTGACTGCAGAAACCGATTTGGTGATCACTACGGGTGGTGCTTCTGCAACAGGCACTATTAAAGTAATGGTTGAATATAGCTTAGGTGACTAATGTCTAGTGTTGTTCAGATTTGCAATATTGCTCTGTCCAATATTGGGGAACAAAGAATTACTGCTCTGACGGACAACAACGAAAGAGCAAGACTGTGTAACCTGCGTTATGATGACGTAAGGGATGCAGTCTTGCGTTCTTATCCTTTCAAATGTGCAGTTCAACGTGTTGAATTGGCACTGAGTGCAGATGCACCAGCTTGGGGATACACTAAGAAATATGCACTACCTGCAGACTGCTTACGTGTCTTGGACATAGAAAATTACTTTGAAGATTATGAGATTGAAGGAAGGTTTATTGTTACGGATGCTACACAGATTAAGCTGAAATATATCTATCGTGTAGAAGATCCAAACCAGTTTGATTCTTTGACCATTCAAGCGATTGCGCTCAAGTTGGCTTCCGAATTGGCAGAAGCACTAACCGGACGGGCAGACTTGCGTGACCGTATGTTGGCTAAGTATCTACAAGTGATTAGTGAAGCAAGAGGTGTAGATTCTCAGGAACGTTCCATGCCGCAGATTATTGTGGCAGAAGATTATTTAAATTCACGATTGGTAGGATCTACGTTCCGTAGAGCAAAATTTTCGGATGAATAAACATGAGACTCCAGACATTACAATCTTCCTTTGCAGATGGTCAAATTTCGCCAAGACTGCAGGGAATGGTGGAACTAGAGTCTTATCGGTCTTCTCTGGCAAAAATCGAAAACATGATCTGTTTGCCACAGGGATCGGTCACGAGAAGAGCAGGTACTTATTTTGTAACCAGTACTAAAAATAATGGCTATGTTCGCTTAATCCCATTTAGTAGAGGACAGGGAACTAGTGCCATTCTGGAATTTGGTGCAGGATATATTCGGTTTTATTCTAATGATGGACAAGTAAAGGTTGGTGGATCACCGTATGAGTTGTTGACAATTTATATAGATGCCAGCACCACAGAACCCATTCCGTTTACAGTCGATGATCTAGATGATATCAGCTATACCCAATCGGCTGATGTTTTGTTTTTGGCTCATCCTTCTTACCCTCCCCTACGTTTATCTCGCAATGCTGTTGATGATTGGTTGTTGGAATACCTGCCACTAACCAATGGGCCATTTCAATCTACCAACACAACCGATACCACACTGACACTTGCGCTTTCCGGTGGATCTACTTTGTCGTATGAAGAGATTGGCAAAGTCAGTCCTTCTGCGTGTGATCAAACAACCAACACCATTACCTTAAATAACCATCCGTTTGTAAATGGACAAACGATTCGAGTAACCATCACACAATCCGGATCTTGGGGATCATTGTCTTTAAGTGGTGGCAGTAGTGCAAACTTTACAATTTCTACGGCTACTCAAAATACATTTAAATTAGAAACAGGTGGCAACACTGTTTCTTTTACAGATGATCCCACACAAGACGTATTGTTGGAAAAGCCGTATATCCCAAAAGGATCTACAGTTACGGTAACAGCAAGTGCGACTACGGGAATCAATGAAGATTTAGGATTTGTCAATGCAGGTGGAGTCTCTGATGTAGATCGCTACATTCGCATCAACTCTGAGATTGCTCCGCAGATCAAATGGGGATACGTCAAGATCACTGCTGTCACTTCCTCCACTGTCGTAACTGCTACGGTAGAAGAAGATCTGGCAAGTACAGATCCAACAGAAGAATGGGCGTTAGGAGCATTCAGCCAATACACCGGATATCCCAGAACTATTCAGATTTACCAGCAACGTTTGGTTTTGGCAGGAACGCTTGCCGAACCTCAAACTATTTTCCTTTCCAAGACTGCAGATTTTTTTAATTTTTCTACTTCAGAACCATTAGGCCAATCCACCGGAAGCATTGACTCTGCTGGACGTAGTATTATTGGTGAGCAGATCTTTGAAGATAATGCGTTATCACTAACAATTTCATCCGATACCGTAGATCAGATTGAGTGGATGTCAGAAGACAGAAGACTGACGGTAGGAACTTCCGGAGGTATTTTTCAAGTCTATGGATCTGATGATGATGTAACAGTCACTCCATTTAATTTTAGTATTATTAAGGCATCAGCTTGGGCTACAGACAGTACTTCTTTGCCAGTTAAGATTGGTAACAACCTGCTCTACGTCCAACAGAATGGCAGGAAAATCAGAGAATTGGCATTTGATAAGGTACAAGATCAGTATGCTGCCGCAGATCTATCGCTAAGAGCAGAGGATGCTACCCAATCGGGTATCATTGAAATGGCCTATCAAGACCAGCCCTATTCTGTAGTTTGGTGTGTACGAGCAGACGGGAAAATTGCAGCAATGACCTATGTCGATTTGCTGCAGATGCATAGTTGGTCATTGCATACCATTGCAGGTACGCACGTAGATTCAACCTATGGCAATCATGCCAAAGTAGAATCAATCTCTGTGATTCCACGTGGAACCTACGATCAGATCTATATGGTTGTCAAGCGAGACATCAATGGATCAACAGTACGCTATGTAGAATTTCTAGAACGATTCTATGACAGTTATTATATTCCAGCAGAAAACGCACACTTTGTAGATTGTGGACTAGAAGAACCAGCCAGCAGAACTTCTGCTTCTACAAGCATCACGGGCCTATCGCATTTGGAAGGAGAAACGGTAGCCATTTTGGGAGATGCTGCTGTTCAGCCAAACCGGACAGTAAGTAGTGGAGAGATCACACTTCAGCTAGCTGCACACAAATTTAGAGTAGGCTTACCCTTCATTAGTAAAATCAAAACACTTCCTGTTGTATCCGTAACAGACACCACCCACTCTATTGGCAATCGAAAACGCATTCACAGTGCAACCCTAAAGCTTTTTGAAAGTATGGGCTTTCGGTATGGATCATCTGAAACAAATTTAGATGAAGCTATTTTTCGATTGGCATCTGATGAAATGGGACAAGCTTTGGAATTCTTCACAGGTGAAAAAACATTTCAAATTGCAGATGAGTTTAGTACGGAAGCGCAGATTGTAATCCAACAAGATGCACCGTATCCAATTACTGTTTTGTTAATCGGAATTGATTACGAAACCAACGAGTAAAGCAATCCTATGTTATTAGTACCAGAAGATTTTAAAACAGATCCAATAGAAGATTTGTTAGATGAACTAGATTACAACAATACGTTTGATGATCTAAGAGAAGAATTAAATCAGCAATACAATCAAATGAGAGAAAATGGCAGTTAGTGCAGCACTGGCATTATTGTTAGGTGGCAGAGCCTTAGTCAATTCAGCAGCAACTGCACAACAGATTGCTTCACAAGCCAAACTGCTGAAAATGCAAGCAGGATTGGTAATGAAGAGTGCAGAGGAATCCAAAGCACTAGCCTATGAGCAAGCAGTTCTGTACGGCAGAACAGCAGAAGAAAATGCACGTGCCGCTGAATATGCTGGTGATCAGAATTTGATGTATGAAGAAATTGCAGGAATGCAAAGGATTGGCGGAATACGTGCCAAGTCTGGATCATCCGGAGCATCTGTCAATGTGGGAACACCAGCTAATCTGCAGATTGCACAAGCACAAGCAAATGCGTTTAACCAACGGATGATCAAATACAATACAAAGTATGAAGCAGCACGTACCCGTTTGGATGGAGAACAAAAAGCAAACATGACCATACGGCAAGCAGAGATTCAGTATGATCGTGCAGTAAGAGAAGCAAAGTTTTATGAAACGCAAGCAGCAGAAGTCAGAGCCACCAAAGCACTTGCTACGTTGTCTTCTTTATTAGGTGGAGCATCCAGTGTGCTAAGTGCAATGCCAGCACCACAATCACAACCCTTTGAACCTGCTGTTGCAAGCAATACTTCCAATAACGAATTCATGAGCTGGTACAACAGCAGGATGTTTGACTATAACGCTTTAATGGCAAGCTGATGGCTAAATTACCGTTTGAACGAGCATCACAGATTGTACAGACCAATCGGTTAGGTGCGCCACAAGTACCGAAAGCGGCAGCACCTCTGAATGTAATGAATTCAGCAGGAGTACAAGCACGATATCAAGCACTCAGATCCTTTGGAGATGCATTGGGATCATTGGGTGAAGTGATGGCTGTTCAGATCAATAATGAAAATCGGGAAGCCAAACGTCTACAGTTGATGGACATTCAGAATATGTTTGATCAGTCAGGTCAGCAATTGATCAGCGATCTGAATGAAAAGCCACCTCAAGATATTGAGTCTGCACAAGCTATGGTGAATCTAAGCTTGTATGGAGATGTAGCAGGAAAACCAGCTAAGAACATTGGTGGTTTGTATGGGGCCATTACCAACAAGTATGGAAATTCCAGAGAGGTACAAGAGTTATTTGAAAAAGTAGCGATTGATCAAAGGTTTCGTGCAAAAGCAGTAGGCATTCAACAGCAACAATATCGACAAACCAATGAATTAAAAGATCGGTACTTTACGCAGACACAGGAGTTGCTATCCCAAGAAATCACACCAGACGTATTGAATCAATTCTCATCCAAAGAAGCTTGGGCAGATCACACAGCAACCCAATTAGAAAATCTAGAAACCGAATTATTCAAAGGCGTAGAAAATCAAGCCATTGTCAATAATGTTCGTTCAGACATTATGCGGCATATGTTCGCAACA